TTTCACCAATCTCACCTTTTAAATTAGCAAGATCTTGTTCCATAGATTCCACTCTTTCATTTTTTAAATTTTTTGCATTTCTAGATGCAATATAATGTTGATAATCCAAAGAATTTATGTTAACAATTGTACCTGTATGAGGATCCCTTGCGAGATCCTTATGTCCTTCAATATTGTAAGGTTCCATTTTAAGCAAGAGCCATTACACGTAGATCTTTAACTTTTGGAACAAATACCTGACTTGTAGATGTTAGTAGAAGTTTTATTCTATAATATCTAAAGGTGGGTAGTTTATCTGCTGTAAATGTAAACTCCTTAAAGCTTGCATTATCACCAAATCCATATTGACTTGATGGAATAATAACCCTATCAGGCAATCCATCACTATTTTGTCTAGCAATCATTTCACCCCTACTGTTAAGATTATCAAATCCAGGGAAAGGAGTGAATATTGGTTCAAATCCAGGATCATTTCCAACCGCATAGAATGCTCTAATTTTAGCATGTGGGTTAACATGACCCGATAATATTATCTTAATTGAAGTAGCAGCACTTTCTAATTGAAGTTCTTTTGTAAGATACTGACAAGCAGTAGGATCATCAGTAACAGATTTTACTCTACTATCTGTAGCAAAGTTACTAACCACACTATTGACTCTATTGTTTGTAAGAATGGTACTTACTCTTTGACTATCAATTACTGGACTTACTTTAGGATCAGTAGTTGCAAGAGTTAATCTCATTTGTAGAGACTTATTACCCTCAACTTGATCTAATTTTTCATCTTCATTAATCTTAGAATAAATTGCTCTTGGTGTGTCAAGATAATTTGGTTCACCTATTGCAATAGATTCAAATCCTTCATCAATATACGAAGTTTCATTTCCACTGATACTTGTTGCAGAAGTGGTTCTTATTTCACATCCTATATTAGTTCCTGTAGTAGTAACATTTTGAACTATTGGAGTAATAACTTCAAATGGCATATTTTGTGTTGCCTTTGTTTCATATCCTCCACATGACTTGGTTTGATTTAAGTATAATTTAGGGAATCCAACATCATTACTTCTATCATCATTAATAGTTCCAATTCCAGTCATATCAAGTTTGATATTATAAGAATCGAAAGTAATTGATCCAGAAGTAGATGTTGATGTAGTAGTTGAAAGTCCATGAGTTGCATTTATTCTCTTCAAACTGACCCCACCAAGTTCATACTTATAAACAGGAGTTCCCACAGAATAATCAACTTTATCATCACCCCTAGCAGAGATGCTAATCACATTACCAACTACATTATTATATTCAACAATTTCTTTTCCAATTTTAACATAACCTCTATTAGTTGTACCAACTCCAACATTTTCAAAGTTTGTATATACAGTTGCATCATCAACAGTAAATGAAGCTTCATTACCAGTTTCCAATGCAATACTCAATTTAGATGGTTTAATATCAGATTGAACATCAGATAATTTAACCCTATTTTGAGTAGAATACATTCCATGATTCTTATGATTCACTTTAATGTGCAAACCATCAGATTCAACATCAATAGAACTAATTTGAACGTCACCACCATTAACATATCCAAGTTCAGTTTTAATTCCAGAACTGTTTGTATAGAATAGTGTGTTAGCAGTACCAACAACAAATTCACCTTGAACATTATCAATAGTTAATTCGTTAGTCATTCCTATGCCAGTAATACTAAATCTAGCATTACGTCCAACAGTTCCACTACCACCTGTAGAAATTCCAATAGTAGTAATACCAAGAACATCTCCTACAGAATATCCTGTACCACCATTAGTAATAGTAGCAGCAGCTGCAACTCCATTGTTTACATAAACATTAGCAACTGCTCCTTTTCCAGTGCCTGTAATAGTAACTAGATTTACACTACCAAATGTTTGATTACCATCAAGAGGTGTATATCCAATACCAGCATTAGTAATATTTAAACCAGCGGGAATAATAGATCCACCAGCACCAACAATATTACCTTCGGCCATTGTTCCATCTTGAATAATGGTATTACCCATTTCATAACTATCACCAACAGTTTGATCAAGACCAACTCTTATTTTTCTAGAACTTAGAATTATTGAATCTGGTTGTAGAGTAGGAATTTGATTATTTCCTACAGTCAATTCTGGATTATAAAATTCAATAGTGCCTGATGTCTCAAACTCTGCTCTATACATTGTAAATTTCAAATCTTCCCATTGACTTGGTTCCCATGTAGACGCATTTTGAGACTTGAAGAGAGAACCTAAGTATGGTTGGTTGGAAATAAATGTATCAGTTAATAGATCGGTTTCACCAATTCTTGAAATATAAACACTATACTTAGTAGAGTTAGATGCTAAAGCTACTGCATATTCAGTATTATTACCTTCAAGATAAACAGGTGCTTTAAAAGTAACTGTTGTTGCTATAGATCCATCTGCAGAAATATTAACTTCTGCAGGATCTAATACAATTTCAGAGAAAGGAAGAACATGTTGTGTTGGTAATCCATTCTTCATAGATCTAATTTGGAATACCACAGGTATGTCCATATCATCTTTTGTTCTGAAGAATACGTCACACTTGGTAACAAATATTCCACCAGGATCTTCAACTAAGAATGATTGAGCAAGAGGGTCATACCATCCAATAATTTGTTGAGTAGTGTTATCTGCAATTATTTCACTTGAAAGAACTTCAGTTCCAAGAGTTCTATTAACATTCCTATCTTGGAATTGTTGTCTTTGTTCAACTCTTGCATTTCTAACAGAAATAATATTCTCTTGAACACTTTCTAATGTTCCAGCAGATGTAAATGTTTCATCAGTAACAGTTGTAGCATTATCAGGATTGTTGTCTGCATCATTAGTTAATGTAAGAACTTTACTTCCTGTCTCAAATCTTGGGAAACTAATATTGTTGGGATTAGGGATATAGAAGGATCCACCACAGAATGCACCAATATCAGAAAGAAGTTGGACTTCATCGATAGTTGCAATTGCACCACTACTCTGACCTCTTAAAACCATTCCAGATTGAACCCAACCATAATAAGATCCTTGTGGTTCATTGGATAATGAGAATGTATCTATATTCAAGATATTAGAAGTAGATGAATAAGATGCAGGGAAACTCTGATTTGTATAAGGGTTTTCTGCAAAAACCTTAGTAGGGATATTATATGGTCCTTCTTTATGATTTGACTGTGCTACTCTAAATCTAATTTCAGGTAAACTTTCAGCAGTTATTTGACTGAGACCTGTTGGATTAACCATTCCTCTAACAGTTTCACCTACTTGGAAAGATCCAGATGTCATAGAAATTTGAAGGATCTTAGGCACACAATACTTAGTGACATCTTGACCATCAAAGAAAGCATACAGTTTTGTTAGAGGTTTAAGTCTCTTAGCAATAAATTCAACATTTCTAGATCTCATGAAAGGAACGAGATCTCTACTTACAACTCTATCACCAACTGAAGTTCTCTCAAATGATTCAGTAACCAATGTCTGAGTACCTGTTCTATTCTCTACACCTTGTTCGGTTATTGTTCTTACAGTTTCTCTATCTACACGATTAATTGTTTCTCTAATTCTTCTAGCAGGGTTTCCAAATCCACCACTAAAGTTGTTAATCCAACCACCCATTCCAAAGACACGAGTTTGATTAGAAATAGTAGTATCTCTCGTAGTATCATTAGTTGTTGTTCCTGTCCATGTAGTCTGCCATGAACCCCAAGTTACTGGTCCAAATCCAGTCTGTGCATCTATTTCACCATTATCAACCATTCTATTATAAACGGATTGATAATCACCTTCCACATTAATAATTTTAGGTTGTAATCTAGCAGTATCAACCCATGTATCAGAAGATGGTGTGATCTCCATAGTTCCTTGCCAGAAACTAATTAAGAAAGGAGTAACACTTTCAGACCTTGTAGCAAAACTTTGCTTTAACCATTCAACTTCAGAATAATCTAAAGTTATAATATCATTTTTCTTTCTTACATTTATTCCTTCAATTGTAGAAAAATTAAGATCGTCTGTAGGATCATTACCAACAACTGGTCCAAAAATTAAATCAACAGAGTTGGTATAATGTCTTGGTCTTAATTCTTTATTTTTAGGATCAATACTATTATTAATAGGAATTCCTTGTTCTTGAGTTTTGAATCCAGTAAAATTATCAACAAAGAATCCAGACTTAAATCTATTCAATCCATCACTATCAGATACAAAAAGATTTGCTGTATTAGTTTCCAATAAAGAAAGAGTTGTGTAATATTCAAGGTTCTTAATTCTATTCTCAAGATTTTTAATATCAGACATCGTAAATCTCTTACGATCTAAGAAATCAATCTGTGCTCCAGCAACATTATAAAGATATGGTGGAAGTCGAACAGTAGCTATTTCAATAGCACCATCAACAGGAACAGGTTTTTGTGGATCTTCTCCAGGATCTCCATATTTTATTTGAAATTGACCTTCCTTACTTAAGAATATTCTATCAATTCTTCCAAGATAGAATGAATAATCAATCAATAAAGACTCATCAGATGCTAAAATATTAGGAGCAGAGTTTCCAGATGCATTAAAGTTTCTTCCTTTAAATTCAAGTGGAGATCTATCTCCTTCAGAAACAGAAGTTACTTGAGTTGCTCTTGGTCTGATATCAATTATATCAGAGTTAGAAGTTCCATCAAATTTTGGAATATCTATTCCATAATCATATTGATCATAAGAATTAGAAGTTATAAAATCACCATTATCTCCAGCATCGAACGATCCATTAGAATAGAATATTTTTATCTTCTTAGATGGGGAATCCGAATCAAATTTTCTTTTAATTTGACCAATATTGTAAATAGTTGACTGTTGACCATCTACAAATGAGAAATTTGGAGATATGTCAAAACTTGGAGAATCTAGACTTGAAACTACTGCACTAGAACCAGATTCTTGGAAATTTACAATCTCTCCTTCTGTAAATAAATGTTCATTTTGATAAATTATAGTAATTTGACTATCACTTGGTTTTTCTGCAACCATTGCAACAGCATCACTAGATTGACCAATTATTTGCTCACCAATAATTAATTCATTTGTCGTTGTAGATTGTGTTACAATCGAAGAAAGATTAACTTTAGGTGATGATGGATCACTAGTATCTGCTGATTCATATATTGATAATACTTCTATAATATCAGCATCATTTATAGAAATATTTTTATCTTGAACTCTTGTCCCATATGGATAAGCACCATAAGTTAATCCATCATTTAGTGTTGTAGTTCCTATACCAGAAGCAGCATCTTTAGAGAAATTAACAACTACCGATTTAACCCTATTTCTTATTTTCTGTTTTGCCTTTGGTTTTTGCTTCTTAAGAGTGGCAATTAAAGTTGCTCCTTTATTTGCAGCAGGAGGATCAGTTAAACCACGAATTTGGCAAGTATTTCCAGATCCAAAATCAAATTGATCTTCTGTCAATTCATGAGTTTTACCATCTGCACCAATCAAAGAATATCTCTTTGGAGTGAATGGTTGAAAACTTTCGTTAGTATCTACTGTAGGAACAGGAGTTTCAAATCTGCCACTACTAATATTAACCTTAAAAGTTTTTCTTATAACAACCGAAGCACCAGTTAAATCAACATTAGATATATTTGACTTAGAAAGTCTTGTGACTAAAGTATTATCAGTAGAAACATCAAATTTAGTTGATAAAACTTTTAAATCACTTACTTCTTTATATTGTGCGGTTGATGTAATACCAGCAGCTGCAGATACGGTGGGTAATCCACCATTACATACACCACTTACAGTGGCAACACCAACAACAGAAACAGAATTTGAAGATACACTAATAACTCTTGCTAAAATAGGATCTTCAGATATTGTAAGATCACTATATTGAATAAGATTACCAATAGTAGTAATACCTGGAAAATTAGGATTAGTACTTTGTATTACAGTTCCAGCAGCTCCCTTATCTACCCCAACTGTAGCAATACCAACATCAAATAAAGTAGATGGAATTATATTTGCACTAAAAGTATTAATACCAATAGTATTATCATCAGTTCCATAAAGAGACTTGACATCAGAAACTGTATAGTCAGTAATCCCTATTGCAGTTCTTCCATTATTAATACCATTAATTATTAATGGTTCATCTGCGATAAAATTACCATTTTTCTCATAAACAGTTAATCCCACTCCAGAAGTAACGGATCCAACAAGAAAAGCAGTTGCTCCACTATTTTTTCCTTCAATAAAAGCAGGAACAGATTGTGTTATTGGTTGATTTAATGTAAGTTCACTAAAAGTTTGTACATCATATAGTGATAAATCCCACTGATTTTTAGATCTATCACTTTCTGCAACTTCATACGTACCTGATTCTAATCTAAAATCATACACTCTTGCAACACCAATTTCTTGTCCTGGTGCTCCTTCAGAGTTTACACCAACTCTCTCATCCCTTAAACTTAGAACATATGTACTACCAATACCTACTGTGGGAGTTCTAAAGACACTATTGATTTTAAATGTTGGACCAGTATTATAAATTATTGATTGATCTTTTAATGTGTTTATATCTCTTGGTTTAGGTACATCTAGGAATGTTGGATTAAGTGTTTCAATCTCATAACCTTTAACATAAGCTTTACCTGGAGATAATTTATATAATGCTAAGTCGTCACTTGGCGTTTCTCCACCTGGTGTAAATTGACCTGCATTAAATACTCCTCTGTTTCCAATATTATCATTTAAAGATTCTAGAAGAGTAATATCAAATGGTTTTACATCATAATTACCACTTTCATCATAAGTTCTTCTTGCAAGAGTATCAGTTAGATCAAAATTCTTTGAATATACACCACTAAATCCACCAAGAGCAGCTCCCCCTGCAGATCCTTTTCTTTGAGTTCTAAGGACACCATCATTTATTACTGCCAATTCAACAAAACTATTATCATCAAAATCATCAGTAGATTTTTTAAATAAACTTAAGGATATTTTTAATCTATCAGCACCAGGTGCAGAATAATTATTAAATCCTTGTGAATTATCATTTAAACTTTCATCTATATCTGCATTTATTATTTCCTCATTTACAAATAGTCCTACCCTATAACTTGGAGAATTGTTATACTGATCGAGAATAAGAGTTTCTTGATTTACATTACAGAATTGTCCACGAACAAAATATACACCATTTTGAATTTGAAAAGATGATCCAGTTACAGCAGCATTATTAGACACTGTAGTTCCAAATGGAGCACCAGCAGAAATTGCAGTATTGCCCAATAATCCTGAAGTTATTATTTCAGAACATGTTAACTCTTCTCCATCAGAAAATACTTGAGTAGAATTATTTGATGTGTTAGATGATATATAATTTATATAAAGAGTAAGTTGACCCCTTTCAGAATTCTCTGCTAATAAAACACTATCTACAACAGCACTTACACCAGACCTCTGACCTGTTATTTTTGTTCCAATTAGTTGATCAACATAAGCTGATACAGGAACTCCTTGATAATTATTATTAATTTGTATACCATAATATATACGATTATAACCAGTATTACCAGGTATTACCTTTGCACCTTCTTTAAAAAAATGTTGACCAAACTTTTCAATCTGATTTTGCAGTATGGACTGTAAAGCTGTTAATTCTCTAGCTTGAACAGGATATCCTGGCTTAAATAAAACCCGATAAAAGTCATCAGACGAATCATAATCGTCAAAATATGGGGATACATTTAAGTTGGTTTGCTGTGGCATGATTTTTTAAAACTGCAAAACTATTTTGATATCTTCTTTTTGGTTTATTGACCGAGTAATAGCTGGTCTATTATCAACAAAAATAATATTTCCTGAGTATTTTTTAACCTCTGGATTAGCAATACCTTCAGTAAAACTTTGGCCAAGATAATATGTTCTATTATTTAGAACGGTAGAGAGACCCGTAAATCCAGTATCAATTTCTAAAGTAGATCCAGATGATGGGGTAATTTCAACATTTCCTCCAGTACTAGGAGATGCAGTAAATGCATTCAAATTAAATCCATATTGTGGTTCTGTTAGTGCCGTTCCCACAGTATTAAAACCTGCAAGAGTCCTATCTTGCCAATATTTTAAAACTCCAGTAGTTGAATCATAATTAACCACTCTTCCTACTGCAGTAGATCCAGTTGCAATGGTCTGTGTAATATAAGAATCTGCAGTAAATGTAGCAGAACTATATCCAGTTCCTGTTAATCTCAAAGCACCAAGAGAACTTGCTTTATCTGAAGTTAAAAGTGATGTAGAATCGAATTGTTGAGGATTACATACAACACCAACTCTTGCAATATCATTACCAGTTATAAAATCTGGATTTTCATTATCATTTTCAATTCTAGAATATAAAAGAACATTATAAGCACCAAGTTCTCTATAAATGTTAGAACCATGTCCACCTTGAGGAGGAATAATAACATCAAACAAAGGTCTCGTGCTTCCAGTAGGAACACTACCTGCATCTAAATCAACACTTCCATAAGTATATCCAGATCCTTGTTTAGAAACAACTATACTATCAACTTGTTGGTCATTAGTAGTTGTAATAGTACACTCTGCTCCTGATCCATCTCCCTTAATAGGAACATTTCGATATTCGGTTCCACCCACAGGACCAATACTTACTCCCCTATTAGTCACGGTTATAATTTTAATAGATCCATCTACAGCATTATCTCTCACTGATGCATTATCATTACTAGTCTCCCAATCTTTCGGGACTGGCATAAAATCTGTAGAATCAAATTTTACAATATCTGAAGGTTTAATTGTGTAAAGATATTTCCAAATATAATTATCCCCACTACTTCCAGCAGACCTTGGTTCTAAATCAGTAAAAGTTGGTTCATCTAATGATGGTCTTCCATTAGGATTATCAGGATCTGTACCATTTTGAAGGCATTCATAAACCCTATAATCACTGTTTATGACATAATAAGTTGTTGTATATAAATTGGTTGCACCTGAAACTGGAGCAGTATTTGTTCTACTATAATCTCCCCTATACATGTCATAGGTAGTACCTGATGACCATACTCTTTTAGTTATAACTTGTTTTGCATCTGTTGCATTTATTTTTTTCAACGCAATTATACTATCCCAATAATTACTTTCTTCCGAAAAACTATCTTTAGGGGATGGTGGAGTTGTATTCCAATCAGTCGCAACATCAGTAGGATTGGGTAATCCAACAAAAGAATAATATGCATTTGTACTAGAACTCACTCCAGCAACAAAATTCTTCGCATTCAATATTCTAATCTGATCAGTTATTATAGCAGCCATTTGGACAGAGATTTTTCTTTATTTATTAATGATTTGATCAAG